ATATAGACGGTGAACATGACGGATCTTCAATTGTTGGCTGGACTAATAAGTACCATGATATGAATGCCAGACGGTTAAACGATGGGACTAAACATATTAGGGCTGACCACTTTGTTGACCAGAACCTAGACGATTCACAAGATGATGTCTTTAACGCCATGCTAGATGAGTATAAGAAGGGGGCGATGACTAGTGTTATTACCAGCATCACAGGTAGCCAACCTAGTTGATTCCCTCAATTTAACGTGGCTCGATAAAGTTTACCTGAATGCAATTCCTAAAGAAGATTTAGACAACACTACTAGTACAGTCATGCTATTGCAAGAAACCGATTCAAGCCCGACCTACCTTGCAAACAGCACGTTTAAAGGCCTAGCCATGGGTGTTGAAATTCAAATCTTCTACAAGATTGACTTAGCCGATAGCTTTAACCCGTTGGAAGCTGAGATAGCTTTGATGAAAAGCCTTAAAGAGGCTGGCTGGTTGATTGTATCTAGTCAGCACCACACAACCGATCCAGATACTAACCAAGTGACCAAAACAATTTACGTAACTAAAAATGAAATGATTTAAAGGAGAGATATAAATGTCAAAACATAACATTGTCAAAGCAACTTTTGCTTTACTAGACGATAACGGAGACTTAATTAAAGACGCTACAAAAGGTCTATCTGCTGACGGAATCTATGTTGCCGATCATAATGGCGAAGGTTTCAGTCAAATTAACGTGACTGCTATTGAAGCGGCCGGCACACCGGGCTGGGGGAATGGACAAATCAAACGTACGGCTTATGGTAAGTCTATGCCTACCTTGGCTTTAACCGCTTTGGACTTGGACTTTAGAATTAATCAAATGCTAAAGGGATACACACAAAACCCTAACACGGGTGCTTGGGTTCGTCAGTTACCTAAGCCTCATGTGGCGATGATTGCCGAATCACAATCATTAGACGGGGATATTTCAATTTATGAATGCTTTAATAACATTGAATTCGTTGAAGAAGCATCTAACAACTCAACTGATACCAACAACGAAGCAGCTTACTCAACGGTTCTAAATGGTACTGTTTTAACACCATTAAAGCCAGACATCTTCTTAGCTGCCAATGGCGTACAACAACCATATATGATTGCCAAGTCAAATGATCCTAACTTCAACTTAGATAAGTTATATGCTGAAACGTTTGGCGGCTATACCAAGCCTGCAAGCGGTGCAACCGGTAGTACTGCTAGTACAACAACTGTAGTTCCCAGCAGTCCAGCTAGTCACTAGCAGCAATTAAAAGGCTTCCCTTAATTGGGTGGCCTTTTAATACATAAAAATTTAAATAAAGGGGTACAAATCACTATGAAAATCAATGCTAAAAATTACTTCAAAATCAACAAAACGGCCAATGTAACACCAACTAACAATATCATTCGATTGGCTACCAAGGTTCAAATTGGCATGCTGGAATCACAAGACACTGAAAAGGAAATCACTGAACTAGACGCCATGAAAAACGGCTTGGAATTGCAGGACGATATGGCCGATTTTGTGCAACGGGTAATGGGCTACACTGATCAACAGATGGAAACAATTAACGATACTGTCTCAATTGAGCGGTTTGGCGAAGGTGTCGGCTACCTAATCATGCGGTTAAATGGTATCTCAGACGCCGATATTAAGTTATCTGAACAAAAGCAACGTAAAGCCATTGAAAATGCCAAGTCGTCAAAATAAGCCGGCACAAACGCAACGTTGAGCTTAAAAAGGAAATCCTAAAGTTGAAAAACCAACAGGAAGACTTCAATTTGCTAGCTCAACAATTATTAACTGAGGGACTATCACCGAAAGAATTTGATGATAGTTCCTTTTTTAATACAATGGCTAGTTTAAACGCTCGTAAAAAGGAAGACCGTGCTGAACTGGTTGACCCACTAGAGGCTATTAATCAAACATATGGCTTATAGCGTTTGTGCCTAAAAGGAGGTTAAAGAAGAATGGCTAAAAAAGTAGTTGGTCGTGAGATGACCAGTAGGGTTGGCCTAGATTCAGCAGAAGCAGTTAAATCACTCAAGCAATTAACCGCTGAGGTCAAAGCCAACACTAGTGGCTGGAAAGCCCAAGAGACGGCCTTAAAGTCAGCGGGTGAGTATCAAAAGGCCGCTGCTGCTAGGGTAAATGGCTTAGTCAAATCAATGGAAGCTCAAAAGGCTAAAATTGATGAGTTAAAGTCCCGTCAATCAGGCTTAAACAGAGATACAAAAAGCGGTGAAGAAGCTTATTTAAAACTAGCTGACCAGATAAACAAGGCTAGTCGGTCATATGACAGTATGGGTGGTCAGCTAGATCGGGCTAAGTCAAAGCTACAGTATTACAATTCAGGTTTAGCCGACCTACAAAGAGGCTATAAACAGATTACGGCTGTAAGTGAGTCCTATGTGAAGCGCCTAGAAGCCGAAGGTAGGTCAGCCGAAGCTAACAAGGCTAAATTGAGTGGCTTAAAACAGGCCTATTCTAATATGGAGGCTCAATATAAGGCCCAAATTAGCGAACTAGAACGGATTAAGAATGCTAGTGGTGCTACTAGTGACGCCTATAAACGTCAGCAAGTGCGGGTTAACGAGACCGCTACTAGTATGGCTAAGCTCAAAAGTGAGACTAATGAGTTAGATTCAGCCGTGAATAAGGCTAAACCAACGGCCTTTACCCGAATGCTCGATTCTGCCAAGTCTAAATTAGGCTTAGTTCGAGAAGAAGAAAAGAAAACTAAGGACGAAACTAAACACTTTGCCATTGGGGCTGCTATTGGTAACACAATTAGTAACGCCGCATCTAGTGCAATAGGCTATATTAAAGGAGTTACCAAACAAGGTTATGAACTAGCCGAAGCAGGGGCTACGATTAAGAAGCAGTGGACTAATTTAGGTCTGTCAGACAGTGAAGCAACCAAGATGACAAAGCAGATTGGTGACATTCGTTCTAAGGCTAACATGTCCGGTGGCGCTATCGACCAAATGCAGAAGAAATTCTTTGCTATAACCAACAGTACTTCCAAAGCCCGTGACATGACCGAGGTATTAGCTAGCTATGGTTCAGCCGCTGGTAAATCAGGCGACCAGATAGTTAGTCTTACTCAAGGAATCGCTAAACTAACTGGTAGTACTAAAGTAACCGCCAGTTTATTTAAACGCACCTTTAGCCAAGTGCCTGAGCTTCAAAAGGCCATCATTAAAGCTAGTGGTATGTCAACAGATGCCTTTAACAAGCAACTGGCAGCTGGTAAGATTACCGGCTCACAATTGCAAGGCTATATGGTTAAGGCTGCTAAAACAAGCGGCAAAGCATGGGAAGAGTTCGGCGATACAACTAAGGGTAAGATGGCCGCTATCCAAGGCACTTACACCAACTTAAAAGTAGCGTTTGCCAAACCTTTAGTTTCTGGTATCGAAAAGGCTATTGATGGAATTTCTGAAAAAAAGGGTGCTTTAGATCATGTTAAGAAGTCTTTAAGCGACCTAGTTGGAGTACTTGGTAAGAAAACCGGCCAGTATGTCGGTAATGTTATCAGCTTTCTAGTGAAGAACGAGAAGTCAATTGAGAAGATGGGTGGCGCTTTTGCTAGCATTGTTGGCAGTTTAGCTAAAGGTGCATGGTCAGCTGTAGCTGGTGCTTTAAAGCTGATTGGCGGACGTTCCAAAGATGCCTCAACAGGTATGAACGGAGTGGCTGCCGCTACTGCCGCTATTGCTAAACACAAGACAGCCATTGAAAATGTTGGTAAAGCTATCATGGTTTATTTAGCGGCATCTAAACTAAAGACTATTGGTAGCACTATTTTCGGTATTGCCGGGGGGATTGGTAAGGTCATTGGAACTATGACCCGGCTAGTTAAATCTGAAAAGTTAGCGACTGCCGCTCAATGGTTGTTTAATGCAGCCATGGATGCTAACCCAATTGGTATTGCTGTAGTTGCCTTAGGTGCTTTAACAGCTGGACTAGTGTTGGCTTACAAACACATTAAGCCGTTCCGTGAATGGGTTAACAAGACATTTAAATCAGTGGTTAACTTTGGCAAAGGTATCGCTAAATGGGGTTCAAATGTCGGCAAGTCGATAGCCCGATCACTAGGCAACATGTCTAAAAAATGGAACGGTTTTAAGAAGAGTTTTGGAAAGAGTTGGAACAGCCACTGGTCAGCCATGGGTAAATCGCTCAGAAATAGCTGGAACGGTTCTGTTAAGAACACTAGAAATTTCTTTAGCACCGTTGGCAATAAGTGGAACGGT